ATGAAATTTGAAACGGGCTCCACGGCATATATTGTTGAGAGCAACCGATTAATCCGTGAAGTAAAAATTGTAAAACAGAGCGGAGATTTTTATATAATCCGTTTTGGCACAAGCGGTGGTATCCAAGTAAGAAGCAGTCGACTGTTTGAAACGGCGGAAGCTGCTGAATCTTCCATAAAGAAAAATAATGAGCCGAGAAAAGGTCATTTTCCACACAGCTACCTGCATTGACTACGATGAAAAGGAATAAAACTTTTGGGCAAAATTAGGGTTGACATTCCTTTTCATTTTTTATATAATCGTGTTAGCAAGTTAGCGAACAAGCAAGCGTGCTAATGAATGAACACCGATATGAGAGACGATGCAGAACAAAGACAAAACGAGAAGAAAAGGAAAATGAAAAGGTGAAGATCATGTATGCGAATTTTGGAGAATTTATAAGTAAGAAGAGGATTGAGAAAAAAATTACGATCAGAAAAATGGCAGAGATGCTGAATGTGTCCGCTCCGTTTTTAACAGATGTAGAGAAAGACAGACGAAATCCCTTCGATATGGAAAAACTTACTCAACTCGCAAGTATCCTGAATCTTTCAAAGGAAGAAAATGCGCTTATGCTTGATTTGGCTGGAAAAAAGAGGAATGCAGTAGCCCCTGATTTACCAGAATACATAATGGGAAGGGATTATGTTAGTGCAGCCTTAAGGACAGCGAGGGACTTGGATGCCGGAGAAGAGGAATGGAACCAGTTTGTTGAGGAACTGAGAAAGCGAAAGGGGTAAATGCCTGTATATGTATAGACCAGACATAAAAAGGAAGCAGTCAGGGGCACCAGTATTAAGCAGGAAAGAAATTGATATCATTGGGGAAAATCTTGTGGATGAGTTTATGCCGGAAGCACTTAAGACTCCGCAGGAGATCGATATTGATTTATTCGTTCAGGATTATCTTGGCATGGAGCAGGACTTTCAGTACCTGTCACATTGCGGGTTATATCTTGGAATGACAGTATTTAATGACACAGATAAAATACCTGTGTACAATCCGGCGAATAACTGCGCGGAATATATCAGTGCAAAGGCTCACACGGTGATAATTGATAATACCCTGTTAGAAGAAAATCAAGAACACAGGTATCGGTTTACTATGGGGCATGAGGCAAGCCACGGGTATCTACATAAGGAGTATTTTGCTTATGATCCCAATCAGATAACTTTGTTTGATTTCATGGGACAGGCTCCCGTGCCGATGGTACAGTGTCGGATTGATACAAAAAAATTAGAAGCGAAACAGATAAAAACGTGGACAGACCGGGATTGGATGGAATGGCAGGCAAATGCATTATCTTCAGCGATTCTGATGCCGGAATCAATGGTACGGTTGATAGCAGAGAACTTTGGTAACCTGAATTTGCCAAAGAGATTACTTTGTTATGCAATGATAGAAAAAGTGGCGTCTGTTTTTAACGTATCTTTTGAAGCCGCTGGATATAGACTGAAGCAGCTTGGATATATTTCAGGGGAAACAAAACTGGATGCGGATGTTCTGAATATGTTTTCTTATGATTTGATTTGGAATTATTAGAAGAAGGTAGGAATATGCGGATTGCATAACGGTCCGCATATTTTTTTGAGAATAATGCTCGCTAGTTAGCGAACAAGCTATCTGAGCAATATATTTCCTGCAAATCAGGAAGAGATTGTGATTACATTGGGTACACCTTTTATGGGTAAAAAGGTTTCAGAACATTTTATGAAAGAACTTGAAAAATATTCCAAAATAATGAAATAAAAACTGTTTTGTAACATAGAATAATAGTGAAAGAGAGAAATCTGTCGTATTTTGATTGGAGGTGGGACACATGGCAGATGGAGTGGTACATAGATGCACACAGAATTGCCCGTGGAATAAGAAATGTTTTGTCTGTAAGACAAAATCGGAAGTTAGGGAAGATGTGGTGGTGCTTCATAAATGCAAGATTACAAAAGAGGATATCCCTGTTCACATAGGAAAGACAACAGCAAATGCCTGTGTCGGATAATGGGTAATAATGAAAATAGAATAATGGGACTAGCTTGTAAAGACAGCCACTAGGATGTGCTGATATTACAGTAGTCTACGAACAGGTATGTTGGTAGAATGCTGTAAAAAATCAGAGATTCTAGTGGCTTTCTTAAGTTCATCCATTTTTAGGGAATTACCTGTTTACGTTGGACAGGCAGTTCCCTTTTTTAGTTGTGAAAAGGATATTACCTATTGCGTGGAGATTGCAGTGTGATTTTTATGGTTTATCTGAAATGCGAAAAGAGAATAAAGGAATGAAGGCGATGGGGAGTGCTTTTCTATCCTAAAGAAATTTGAAAAATGTTTTTAAAGGTGCAAAAAGCCTGCACCTTTAACCAATATCCTGTGTTCACAAGGCAAGGGAAATGAGGAAGGAGGTGTGCGGGGATGGCGAAAAACATGACACCAAGTGAGCGCCGTGAGACGATCTTAAATGTCCTGTGTAAAAGAAGGCAGGACACCATTGCGAACTTGGCGCATGAATTTGATGTATCGGTCCGGACCATTAAATATGACATCGAAGAGCTTACCCTCGCTCACCCGATTGAAACCATCCGCGGCAGATACGGCGGAGGAGTAAAAGTGGCTGATGGGTATTACATCGGGCGCAAATACCTAAAGCCGAATCAGCAGGAACTGCTTAAACGTTTGTCGGAGCAGCTAACCGATGAGGACAAGGCAGTGATGGACAGCATTCTCAGAGACTTTGCTTTGTAGAAAATATTGACGAGTACCCCACGGCCATGAGAGCCGAATGTGAAAGGATGATTTAATTATGAGAAAAGTTTTTATCTGCTCCCCATATCGGGGAAACATCGAGGAAAGAGTGAAAAATAAAGTGTATTTTTGGATGCACTTGTATAAGGGTTCATAAAACCCCATTTTTTACAAATATAGAAAACGGAATCATGTTAGTTATCGCTGCGTTTTACTAACTTAGAACTATCATAACCAAGGGTTTCAAGGTAAGCAAAAACATTGTTCTCATTTAAAACAACACGCTCCACATGATTTTGGGGGTCCATCAATTCCTCGTAATCAGTAGGAGTGAAAGGCTTCTTTTCAGAAACCATGTGGTAAATACAAACCATCATCATTCTTGCAATGGCAATGATTGCTTTCTTGTGACCACGGCGCTTTTTAATTCGACCATATTTGATTGCGAAATAAGGCTGCTTTCTACTCTTGACTGCGGCAAGGGCACACTGTACCATCATCGGTTTCAGGTAATCGCCTGCTTTGGCAATCCGGACAGATTTTTTCTTGCCTGCTGATTCATTATTAGCAGGAGAAAGCCCACACCAGGAACATAGGTGTTTCGCATTATCAAAAATGTTCATGTCAACGCCTGTTTCCGCAAGAACAATCGTGGAACTTAACTCGGTCATACCGGGCATGGAACTGACAAATTCAACGAACTCATAATAAGGTTTTATTCGGACATAAAGCTCAACTTCTGTCTGGGTAATCATGTCATCAAGAAAATCCAGATGGGCACGGGCAAGTTCCAGCTTTTTCGCCTGATCCGTTTCAATGTTGTAACCTCTAATGGCTTCGATGATTTCATCGGATTTGGCCTTTGCGCCTTTCTTTATCAATTTGCGGACAGCTTTTTCGTCAATGGAATCAGCGGTATGTTCCAGCAGATAAGACATGATTTCGGTTGCGGTCTTGCCAAAAGGGTCCGAAAGCACGCTGGCAATGCCGACATTGGAAACGGTCATACAGTTTTGGATGCGGTTTTTCTCAGAAGATTTCATACAGACCAGCTTGAAACGGTATCTTGCGAGTTCCCGAAGCTGGCGGAAATCTTTCAGAGGGATAAAGGAACATCTCACAAGGTCAAACTTATAGAGGTCGGCAATCCATTTGGAATCCTTTTTATCAGTTTTTTTGCCTTTGATGGCTTTGACATATTTAGGATGCGTAAGGCAGATTTCTATGTCATTTTCGAGATAATTAAAAATAGGAATCCAATACTTTCCCGTGGATTCCATACAAACGTGATAACAATGATTCTCAATGAGCCAGTTGTGAAACTTTTGGATATCTGAGCTGATGGTTGAAAAAGATTTTTGCTTATACTCGGATACCCCGTCCTTGTTAGTAATTACGATGGTTGCAACGATAACATTTTTGTGGACATCAAGCCCACAGCAGATGGAGTATTTTAACTTCATCATAAGTATCACCACCTTAGTAAAAAAGGAATAGCAATAGTGACTGTCATCCTGCGACTGAATAAACATGGTTTATTACCAATGATAAGAGTCCGGGCTCAAAGTCCCACTTGTTTGTGCTTGAAAGGATGACGGCACATATAAACATACGGGGTCGAAATAAATTCGCCACTCCTCCTTCCGTGCTCTGTAGTATATTGCTATTCCCTACAAGAATTATAAATCAAAGAGTGGAGGGGCACAACATTTTTCATAACTTGTTTGTGCCTTGAGCGAAGCGAAAGGAATGATAAAAAACATGAAAAAGGCAAAATTCTACGGGAAGATTGTCATTGGGACAGGGAGAATCCCTGTGGCCTCGCATCTCTATTTTCCAACATTCCTCGATGAGAATAATCCCAACGAGAGAATGACAGGCATTGAGATGGGCTTGGAACTGATGGATTCCTGCGATGAGGTGTATGTATTCGGATTCGACATCACGGAAGGCATGAAGTTTGAGCTTGACCATGCCAGAAAGAAAAAGAAACCTGTCCGGCTTTACGATGACAGATTCAATGCAGTAAATGTCAGGACGCTTCCGATTGATGAACGTGCCACACCGGAATACCGTATGGCGGTTAAGGGATTGAGATTGAAATAAAGGAGGAGAAAACCTATGAGTGAAGGATTAATGAAAATGGCGGAAGGCTATGAGATGATTGCCGCCGGAATCCGGCAGATGATTTCGGAGGGCAGGCGCTTGCCGGATGCTGCAGGGGAAGTGACTGAAAAGAAGGAAGCTGCGGAAGCGGAGTCTCCCAAAGGGAAGGAAAAGGATGAGCCGCAGATTGACAGGAAAACAGTCCGTGCATTCCTGACGGAGAAATCAAGGGCTGGAAAGACTTCTGAGGTCAAGAACCTCATTACCGAGTTTGGATACAGCAAGCTGTCGGATGTGCCAGATGAGAAACTCGGCGCGCTGTACCAGAAAGCGCAGGCGCTCTGATGGGCGCGCATGCAAGGTTTTCCCCATCGTCCGGCAGGCGGTATTTAAGCTGCCCGCCCTCCCTTAAGCTGGAAGAGCAGTTTGCGGATGAGCAGTCCCCTTATGCGGCAGAGGGGACTGCCGGACATGAGATGGCGGAATACCTTATCAAAAAACATCTGAAGAAAAGGACCAAGCGGCCTGTCTCTGATTATTATTCGGATGAACTGATGGAAGCGGTAGAGGATTACGCTGCCTACGGAATTGAACAGATTGAGACGGCAAGGAAGGAATGCCCCGATCCGTTCATCGGCGTGGAACTGAAGGTCAGCCTTGATGAACGTGTGGAAGGATGTTTCGGGACGGCAGACCTTGTAGTGGTGGATTCCCGGAAAATCCATATTATCGATCTGAAACTCGGCAAGGGCGTCATGGTGGAAGCGGAAGAGAATGTACAGCTTATGATTTATGGGCTCGGAGTCCTCGATATGCTGTCCTGCCTGTATGATATCGACATGGTGGAGCTGACCATTGTGCAGCCGAGACTGCAGCATCTCTCCACATGGGAGATTTCCGCAGAAGCTCTTTTGAAATGGGGAAGTGAGGTATTTGAAACCGGGGCAAAAAAGGCCCTTGCCGGGGAAGGCGAATATGCTGCCGGTGATCATTGCCGATTCTGCAAGGCGAGGTTTACCTGCCGGGAGAGGGCGAATGAGTATCTGAGATTGGCGCAGATGGAGTTTCGGGAAGCCCCTCTTCTGTCGGAGGAAGAAATCGCAGAGGTGCTTATGAAAGCGGACGCTTTGAAAAAGTGGGCGGAGGAAATTTACACCTACGCCCAGAATGAAGCGGTTGTGAACCATAAGAAATGGCCAGGATTCAAGCTGGTGCTTGGGCGGAGCAACCGCAGATATACGGATGAGGAGGACGCGGCGAATGCGGCAAAAGCAGCCGGGTATACGGATATCTTCAAATCTTCGCTGATCGGCATCACGGAGATGGAGAAGCTGATGGGGAAAAAGAAGTTTGCTGAAATTCTCGGAGCTTTCGTGTATAAGCCGGAGGGCAAGGTCACGCTGGTACCGGAATCAGATAAACGGGAAGCAGTCAATGTATCAACCGCAGAAGCGGATTTTAAGGAGGACTAAGTGATGAGTACAGAAAACAGAACCAAAGTAATTGTTCCATGCAGGCTTTCCTACGCGCATTTGTGGGAGCCGGATTCCGTCAACGGCAGCGAGCTGAAGTATTCGGTATCCTGCATCATCGACAAGAAAGATAAGGATACGGTTGCCAAGATCAAAAAGGCTATCGAAACTGCGAAGGAGGAAGGAAAAGGGAAATGGGGAGGTAAGATTCCTGCTAATTTAAAGACGCCGCTCCGGGACGGCGATACAGACCGCCCAGAGGACGAGGCTTATGTGGGTTCCATGTTCCTGAATGCCAATTCCAAGCAGGCTCCGCAGATCGTAGACAGACAGGTGCAGCCGATCCTTGACCAGAGCGAGGTGTACAGCGGATGCTACGGCAGGGTTTCCATTACCTTTTATGCCTATAATTCCAACGGCAACAAGGGTGTGGCAGCCGGACTTGGCAATGTCCAAAAATTAAGGGATGGGGAGCCGTTGGGTTCCAGAGCTAATGCGAAGGATGAGTTTGAAGCGGTGGATGACGGCGAGGATGATTTCCTCTCCTAAAGGACACGGGACGGGCGGCAGGAACGCCGCCCTATACATAAAGGAGGTTTTGGGATTGGAACGGTGGAAAGACATAGAAGGAATGGAAGGAAGATACCAGATCAGCGACCAAGGCAGAATCCGATGTATGCCGCGCTATGTGAAGTGCCGGGGCGGTTCTGTGCGGCGGCTCCCGATGAAGGTGCTGGAACTGAAATATGACGAGGTGCTTCAGATTAAAAGGATGCTTGCTGGCGGCATCCACCCGTATGAAATTGCGGAGAAAATGGGGATTTCAAGGAAGATGGTCAGCAAAATTAAATCGGGGAGGTCGTATGCATGGCTGAACTGATGGCGATTGATATTGAAACCTATTCGGATGTTTCCCTGCCGGACTGCGGGGTACACCGTTATGCATCGTCTCCGCAGTTTGAAATCCTGCTGTTTGCATACAGCATCGATGACGGGGAGATTGCGGTAGTTGACCTTGCTTCCGGGGAGGAGATGCCGGAGGAGGTCATGGAGTGCCTGAAAGATGGCTCGGTTATCAAGACGGCGTTTAATGCTGCCTTTGAGCGGACCTGCATCAACCGTTTTTTCCATCTGGATCTGCAGCCGGAGAGTTGGCACTGCACCGCTGTTCAGGCTTCCATGCTTTCCCTGCCGTTATCTCTGGAGGGTGTGGGGGAAGCGCTGAAGCTGGATAAAAAGAAAATGACGGAGGGGAAGGAACTGATCCGCTATTTCTGTATCTCCTGCAAGCCGACCAAGAGCAACGGCGGCAGGGCAAGGAACCTGCCGTCCCACGCGCCAGAGAAGTGGGAGCTGTTCAAAACCTACTGCATTCGGGATGTGGCGGTGGAGATGCAGATCAGGAAAAAGCTGCAGAAGTTCCCGATCCCCGATAAGGAGCAGGAGCTTTACTGCATGGACCAGCGTATCAATGACCGGGGCATTTTGGTAGACCGGGAGCTGATCACCCATGCGGCGGCCTGTGACCTTCTATATAAGGAAACGGCTTCCAAGAGGGCGTATGAACTGTCAGGGCTTGAAAATCCCAACAGCGTATCGCAGCTTAAGGCGTGGCTTCAGGAGAAAGGAGTCGAGGCTGGTTCCCTTGCCAAAGCCGCAGTGGAGGAACTGGTGGAAAAAAATGAGGGCGAGGTGTCGGAAATGATGAAGCTGCGTCTTGCCATGTCCAAGACTTCCATTAAGAAGTATGAGGCGATGGAACGCTCCGTCTGCCCGGATGGAAGGGTACACGGGCTTCTGCAGTTCTATGGGGCAAACCGGACAGGGAGATGGGCGGGCCGGCTTGTGCAGATCCATAACCTCCCGCAGAACCATATGGAGGATCTGGAGCTTGCACGCTCCCTTGTGAAGGAAGGACGGTATGACCTCATCGAATTATTATACGATTCCACGCCGGAGGTGCTGTCGGAACTGATTCGTACCGCATTTGTGGCAAAGGAAGGGTGCCGCTTCATTGTCAGCGATTTCTCTGCCATCGAAGCGAGGGTAATGGGCTACCTTGCCGGGGAGGGATGGGTCATGGAGGAATTCCGGGGAGCCGGAAAAATCTATGAGCAGACGGCGGCAAAGATGTTCCATATCCCCATCGGGGAGATCACGAAAGGAAGCCCATACCGGGCGAGGGGGAAGGTGGCATCGCTTGCCTGCCAGTACGGAGGCGCGGAAGGGGCGCTCATCAGCATGGGGGCTTTGAATTTCGTAGAGGAATCGGAATTGAAAGGGCTGGTGCAGTCTTGGCGGAGCGCCAACCCGCATATCGTGAATTTCTGGTATGAGATTGACGGCGCGGTCAAGGCGGCGGTTAAGGAGCATAAGGCAACTACGGTAGGAAGAGTATGCGTGTTCTACCAGTCAGGGATGCTGATGATCCGGCTCCCGTCCGGGAGGGTGCTTTCCTATGTGCGCCCCCGGATGACGGTAAACCGCTTCGGCTCGGAAAGCGTCTGTTATGAGGGCGTGGGGCTGAACAAAAAATGGAGCCGGGTGGAATCCTACGGCGCGAAATTTTGTGAGAACATCGTTCAGGCGATGGCAAGGGACCTGCTGGCGGAGGCAATGCTCCGGCTGGAAAAAGCGGGGCTTCCCATTGTCTGCCATGTCCATGATGAAGTGGTTCTGGAAGTGCCGGAGGGCGTTTCCAGCGTGGAGGAAGTAAATGGGATCATGTCGGTCTGCCCGTCATGGTGCGAGGGACTTCCGCTTAAGGCGGCGGGATTTGAAAGCCCGTTTTATAAAAAGGATTAGGGGGTGTCTGTTTTGTCAGGGAAAAACCGGGAAGGGTATCCGGACCCGACAGCCAATACCGCTGTCGGCAGGGTAACCCGTACAGAGAAGAAAAAGAAGAAGGAGGCGGCGAAGAATGTTCGTATCAGTCGGAAACTCAAGGATGGACAAGAAATTCAACGGGCAGGAAATGACGTATGAGGAGTTTGCCAAGCGGCTGTCGCAGACTGTTTATACCGCAGAGACGATGGAGCAGTACCGGAAGATGCTGAAGGGGGAGCAGGATAATGTCAAGGATGTGGGCGGTTTCGTGTTAGGGAAGCTGAAAGGCGGCAGGAGGAAGAAAGACTGCGTCATTTCCCGGTCTGCCGTCACGCTGGATATGGATTATGGGACGGAAGGCATCCTTGACGAGATCGAAATGTTTTTTGACATGAAGATGGTTGCCTATTCCACCCATAAGCACACGCCGGAGAAGCCGAGGCTCCGGCTCATCATTTTCCTTTCGAGGGAGGTCACTCCCGATGAGTACGGCGCAGTGAGCCGGATGCTTGCAGACGACATCGGGATTGAATTATTCGATGATTCCACCTATGAGCCGTCCAGGCTGATGTACTGGCCGAGCACCTCAAGCGATGGGGAGTATGTGTTCCGGGAACTGGACGGGAGGATCGTGGAGCCGGACGAGGTGCTGGCAAGATACAGGGACTGGCATGATGTTTCCTCATGGCCAGTGAGCAGCCGCCATAGTACGGTGGTGCAGCGGGATATCAGGAAGCAGGCCGATCCGCTTTCAAAGGAGGGGCTGATCGGGGCATTCAACCGTACCTACAGCATTACGGATGCAATTGAAAAATTCCTGCCGGATGTGTACCGCCCGTCAAGCGCCATTCGTGAGAGGTATGATTATATCCCGGCGGATTCGGCGGCGGGCGTGGTGATTTATGACGGCCTGTTTGCATACAGCCACCATGCCACCGATCCCTGCTGCGGCAGGCTGATGAATGCGTTTGATGTGGTCAGGCTCCATAAATTCGGGGAGAAGGATGCCCGTGCCGCAGAAGGGACGGAAGCCGGGAAGCTGCCTTCTTTTAAGGCAATGCAGGAATTCGCTGCGCAGGATGAACAGGTAAAAGCGACGCTGGCAAGGGAAAGGCAGGAGCTGGCGGCGGCAGAATTCTCTGAACCAGAAGAGGACTGGCAGAGACACCTTGTGATTGACCGCAGGGGCATGATCAAGGACAGCCTGCAGAATATCGCCCTGATTATCCGTAATGATGAAAATTTTAAAAATGTAGTCTACAACGAATTCAAGGATACTATTGACGTCATCGGTGCTTTGCCGTGGAAGCAGGTCAAGCCGGGCTGGAACGATTCCGATCTTGCCAACGCAAAGGTGTATTTCGAGAGGGTGTACGGGATATGGTCCCCGGCGAAATTCAAAGATGCCCTGCTTGCGGTGGTGTCTTCCGACAGACTGTACCATCCCATTAAAGAATATTTCTCCGGCTTGGCGTGGGACGGGACAAAGCGTATTGATACCCTGCTCATTGATTATTTTGGCGCAGAGGACACCCCGTATACGAGGGCGGTCATCCGCAAGACGTTTGTCGCGGCGGTAGCCCGGATTTATGAGCCGGGGATTAAGTTTGATTCCATCCTCGTGCTGAACGGTCCGCAGGGCATGGGGAAATCCACATTTTTCTCCCTGTTGGGGAAGCAGTGGTTTTCCGATTCCCTGTCGATTTCTGACATGAGAGATAAAACTGCTGCTGAGAAGTTGTTGGGGAACTGGATATTGGAGATCTCCGAGATGAGCGGTATCCGTAAGACGGAGGTGGAGGTCGTGAAGTCCTTTGTCACAAGGCAGGATGATAAATTCCGTCAGGCATACGGCGTGAATGTGGAATCCCATCCGAGGAAATGCGTCATTGTCGGCAGCACAAACTCGGAGGGCGGCTTCCTGCGCGATGTGACGGGCAACCGCAGATTCTGGCCGGTCCATGTGCCGGGGACGGGGAAGTTCCATCCGTGGGAGCTGGACTGCGTGGATCAAGTGTGGGCGGAGGCAATTCATCTCTACAAGGAGGGCGAGGAGCTGTTCTTAAAGGGACGGGAAGCGGAGGAAGCCTATAAGATGCAGCAGGAAGCGATGGAGTCCGATGACCGGGAGGGCATCGTGGCGGATTATCTTGACCGCCTCCTGCCGGATAACTGGAATGCGATGGACGTCTACCAGAGAAGGGCATTCTTGGGCGGCGGCGAGTTTGAAACCGAGGGGATCACAGGAACCGTCAGGCGGGAGTGCGTGTGCTGTATGGAGATATGGGTGGAGTGTTTTGGAAAGGAACGGCAGAATCTCCGGAAAACAGATTCCTATGAGATCGAGGGCATTATCAATAAGATCGGCGGCTGGAAAAAATATGACGCCAACAGCACGGGAAAGACGAAAGTTCCCTTATACGGAGTGCAGAAAACATTTGTAAGGGCAACTGCGGAAACCGTGTAAGCGGTTGCCGATGGTTTCCCAAACGGCAATGGGCAACGCTAGTGGGAAACCGTGCTGACATCTTGCAGAATAAGGGCTTTCGGGGTTTCGGTTTCCCAATTTCCCATAAAACTAAGTTGAGATAAAGAAATAAAGAGAAAAAAAGCAATCGCAGGCGTATACGCGCGTAAGGGATAAAACCCTTTGGGCAACCGCAATCGGCAAAGGAGGTAAAAGCCATGTTAGAAAGTGTGATTGAGGGCAGGCTTAGGCAGGAAGCAAAGAAGCGCGGGGGCATGGCGCTGAAGTTCGTCTCTCCCGGCATGAATGGGGTGCCTGACCGCATCGTCCTGATGCCGGGAGGGAAGATGGCATTTGTGGAATTGAAGGCTCCGGGGAAAGTACCGAGGGTGTTGCAGGAAAAAAGAATTTGGCAGCTTAGAAGGTTAGGATTTTTGGTTTATGTGCTGGATGGCACGGAAAGGATTGGAGGGATTTTGGATGAAATACAGGGCGCATGATTACCAGCAGTATGCAGCGGATTTTATACTGGAGCATCCGGTAAGCTGCCTGATACTGGATATGGGGCTTGGAAAGACCGTGGTCACTCTGACCGCCCTGCAGCTTCTGCTGTTTGATTATTTTGAAGTCAGCAGGATTCTGGTCATCGCCCCGAAACGGGTGGCGGAGAATACATGGCCGGCGGAGATTACAAAGTGGGAGCATCTGACAGGGCTTACCTTTTCCGTGGTTATGGGGACGGCGGAGCAGAGACAGGAAGCACTGGAAGAGAAAGCGGATATTTACATCATCGGGAGGGATAACGTGGCATGGCTTGTGGAGCAGTCGCTGTTTTCCTTTGACATGATTGTGATCGATGAGCTGTCCAGCTTCAAATCCCCGAAGTCGCAGAGGTTTAAGGCGCTGAAGAAAGTAAGGCCGATGGCGAAGCGGGCAGTGGGACTGACCGGGACGCCGGGGAATCTGATGGATTTGTGGGCGGAGATTGGAATCCTTGACATGGGGCAGAGGCTTGGGAGGTACATCGGCGGATACCGTGACCGCTTCTTTGTGCCGGAAAAGAGAAACCGGGAGATTATTTATTCCTATAAGCCGAGGGAAGGTGCGGAGGAAAAAATATATGAACTGATTTCCGATATCAGCATTTCCATGAAAGCGGCGGACCATCTGAAGATGCCGGAGCTGATCAGCAGCCGGGTGGAGGTCAGAATGTCGGAGAAGGAAAAAGCTCTCTACGACAAAATGGAACGGGACATGGTGCTGCAGTTCGGCGAGGGGAAAGACATTGATGCGGCCAATGCCGCTTCCCTGAGCAATAAGCTGCAGCAGATGGCCAACGGTGCGGTGTATAACGAATCCGGCGAAGTACAGTCTATCCATGACCGGAAACTGGATGCGCTGGAAGACCTGATTGAAGCCGCCAACGGCAGGCCGCTCCTCGTGGCGTATTGGTATAAGCATGACAGGGAGAGGATTTCCAAGCGTTTTCCAGTTCGGAGCATCGATACGAAAAAGGATATCGAGGACTGGAACGCCGGGAAGATATCTGTTGCACTGCTCCATCCGGCATCGGCAGGGCATGGGCTGAATCTGCAGGAGGGCGGGAACTGCATCGTGTGGTTTTCACAGATATGGTCGCTGGAATTATACCAGCAGTTAAATGCAAGGCTTTACAGACAGGGGCAGAAACAGACCGTAGTCCTCCAGCATCTGGTTACGGAGGGGACGGTGGACGGGGATATCCTCCGGGCATTGGAGAAAAAGGATAATACGCAGGATGCAATGATCAATGCGGTCAGGGCAAGGATTGGAGGGATGCTGGATGACAGCGGAAACGATGATGAAGGAATATAGGAGCCTGAAACGGGAGCTGTCCGTGGCCGGGTTTCAGCTCCAGTGGTTTGAGGGAATCAGCGAACATGAGATGATCGAGTCCATGCTGTATTCCCACCACGAGGGCGAAAGGGTGCAGACCAGCACGCTTTCCGATAAGACGGCAGGCATTGCGGTCAATTACAGGAAAATCATGGAACGGGAGAATGACGGGTGGTACCAGTATCTTTTCAACCGTTACCTGTATCTCTCGGAAGAGATTGATTTTTTTGAAAGAAGCGTGTCGGCGCTTTCCGGGCAGCTTCCGGGCGTGGTCATGGATTTAGTGGAAGGGGAACTGACATGGGAGAACATAGCAGCAAAGTACCATGTGAGCACTGCCATGATTGCGAAGTATAAGAAAAAAGCGGCGATGGAACTGGAAAAGATGTATGGATTCAGAGATAAACAGGTAGAAGCCTATGTCTTAGGATAGGAGGGCGGCAGTTATGTGTATGCGCGGAGACATATTTTTTGTGGATTTTGGAGATCATGGCGATTCCCATAAGCAGAGCGGCATCCGTCCCGCTGTTATCGTAAGCAATAACAGGAACAACCGGAATTCCCCGGTGGTGACGGTAGTCCCGCTGTCGGCAAGGGTATGGAAAAAGAAGTACCTTCCGACCCACGTGCAGATACCGCTTAGTAAGAGCGCGGGGCTGGATAAGCCGAGTATGGCACTGGCGGAACAGGTGGAAACACTGGATAAAACAAAACTTGGGGAAAAGATAGGGAAGATCACGGATTCCCTCCTGATGGATGCGATTACCGTGGCGCTTCAGATACAGATCGGGGTTTATGCGGAATACAATTAGGGGCAGTCAGGGATGGCTGTCCCTTTTTTGATATATGATTTTTCCGTCATCGGTAACGGTAAGGTCGAGGATATCCCCATCTTTTAAATTCAGTTTTTCTAATACCCATTTCGGAATGCATATTTGTCCGGCGCTGAAAATGGTGGATGATTCTGTCCGCAGGGACTCTCTTGTGACGCCGGGTATCCTGCCTTTATTAAGATTGTAATATACGCATTCTTTGGAAAGAGGAATTCTGGAATACTTATCTTCCGTTTTTAAATATTCTATGACTTTTTCCGGGCTTAATTTCTGATTAAGGATCAGGTCGGCAATGTGAGAAGCAAGTTCAGGATTCGCATCCAAGATAGCTTCTGGGCCTTTTTCTGCCAATTTCAGTTGATATTGTTCTTCTGAATATTCAGGATTGTAAATTCCGTTTACAGAGCCGCGTTCAATTTCCCAGTATATGGTGGAACGGTGGTATCCGAGCTTAATGCCGATTTCTGCAATAGGATATCCGCTGTCCAGCATTTCTTTCAGGCTGAGTTTCTGTTCAAAAGACAGGTGTTTGAATGTGCGTGCCATAGTATTCCCTCCAATTCTGATACTGCCATTATAACACGGATTTGAAATTTCGTGTCCCCCTTTAGCGGGGAAATGGTTAGTCAAAGGTTAGTTAAAGGTTAGTTAAGAGTTAGTTGTTTTGCATGGGATTCCGTGGTACGATTAAGCTGGCAAAAATGGATGGGAGCAGAGATGCTCTTATTTTTTTTGCCTTCGGCAGCGGCTTTCCAATCCTTTCACGCTGCCGCGATACATAGAGGGGAGGTGGCGGAATGCCGAGAAAACCAAAGAAACCATGTAAGCATCCTGGCTGTCCGAAGCTGACGGATGGGAATTACTGCGAGGAGCATGAAGCCCTGCACCGTGGGGAGCGGGAGAGCGCGGGGAAGCGAGGCTACAATAAGAAGTGGCAGAAGGCGAGGACGAGGTATTTAAAAGAACATCCGCTGTGCGTGGAGTGCATGAAGAATGGCAGGGCTGTTACGGCAACCGTGGTGGACCATATCACGCCGCACCGCGGCAATCCGATTCTCTTTTGGGATGAGGGGAACTGGCAGAGCCTATGCAAACCGTGCCATGATAAGAAAACGTGGAACGAGGATGCCAATCCCGTGTATCATTTCTGACGGGGGTGGGGGACTTAAAATCTCCACAGGGCTTCCTACGGAAGACCGATGGCCCCCTTTGCGTGAATTTTCGCAGAATTAAACAGGGGGGATAGGAAAGGCGGCAAGATATTTTCGCAAAATGGTTTACTTACATGGCAGAAACGGAGATTTTCTTTTGCCATATTATAAGGAAAATGTGGATTTTAAAGGTCAAAAAGCAGTGTAAAAAAGCTGTTTTTTGGCCTTTTATTGTGCAGGAAGTGGGGAACGGATGACGGATGCACAGGCAAGGCAGATACAGGAAATGCGGATGAAGGGCAGCGGCTATAAGGCTATCGGTGCAGCCATCGGACTGTCCCGTGATATTGTGAGGAATTACTGCAAAAAGCATAACCTTGCCGGATACGCCGCAGTGGTTTCTAAAAATGTGAAACTCATGGTGGACGGCAAAGAGGTATGCCGTTTCTGTGGGAATGCGGTTACACAGCCAAAGACCGGAAGGCCAAGACGCTTCTGCTCAGAAAAATGCAGGAGGGAATGGTGGAAAGCGCACCCGGAGGCAATGAACAAAAGTGAAGCCGCTTCCTATGAGCTGACCTGTCAGCATTGCGGAAAGACATTCATTTCTTACGGGAATAAGAACAGGAAGTACTGCAGCAGGGAGTGCTATATCCAATACAGATTTTTGAAGGAGGACGAAGATGAGATTCCAATGTTTTAGGATTGCCGACCTTATCCCGGCAGCATACAATCCGAGGAAGAAGCTGAAACCCGGTGATAAGGAATATGAAAAGATAAAGATGTCCATTCAGGAATCCGGTTATGTCGAGCCAATCATCATCAACGCAGACATGACCATTATCGGCGGACACCAGCGGGCGACAGTGCTTTCTGATCTTGGGTACGATGAGGTGGAATGTATCGTTGTCGATATTGATAAGACGAAAGAAAAGGCGCTGAATGTTGCCCTGAATAAGATCACCGGAGAATGGAATAAGGAACTGTTGGCAGACCTCATCAAAGATTTGGAGAATTCGGATTTTGATGTGGCAGTCACAGGCTTTGAGCCGCCGGAGATCGAGCAGCTTTTTAATTCCGTCCATGACAAAAAAGTCAGGGAAGATGATTTCGATGTGGAAGCGGAACTGAAGAAGCCTGTCATGGCGAAGTCCGGGGACGTGTGGCTCTTGGGGAAGCACCGTGTCGTGTGCGGCGATTCCATCCTGCCGGAAACCTACGATGCGTTGATGGACGGACGGAAAGCGAATCTCGTCCTGGCTGATCCGCCCTACAATGTAAATGTGGAGGAGACTGCCGGAAAGATCAAGAATGACAATATGGCGGATGCGGACTTTTACCAGTTCCTTTTTGCGGCTTTCGTCAATATGGAGCAGTCGATGGAGCAGGACGCTTCTATTTATGTATTCCATGCCGACACAGAAGGGCTGAACTTCCGCAAAGCGTTTAAGGATGCCGGATTCTATCTGTCCGGGTGCTGCATCTGGAAAAAGAACGCGCTGGTGCTTGGGCGCAGCCCTTACCAGTGGCAGCACGAGCCGTGCCTGTTCGGATGGAAGAAGGGCGGGAAGCACCAGTGGTATTCAGATCGGAAGCAGACTACGATCTGGGAATATGACCGCCCGAAGGCGAGCAAAGACCATCCGACCATGAAGCCCGTGGCGCTGATGTCCTATCCGATCCAGAATTCCTGCATGAGCAACTGCATCGTGCTTGATCCGTTCCTCGGCTCCGGCTCCACGCTGATCGCCTGTGAGCAAACCAACCGCATCTGTTACGGCATAGAGCTGGATGAGAAGTTCGTGGATGTCATCGTCAACCGCTACATTGAGCAGAAAGGCTCGGCGGGGGATGTGTTCCTCATTAGGGACGGGGAGAAAATTTCATACGGAGATTTTAACAGGGGAGGTAGTTGCCATGCGGCAGATGACCTTCCTTGATTTATGTTCCGGCATCGGCGGTTTCCGGCTCGGCCTTGAGAGGGCGGGGCATAAATGCATCGGCTACTGTGAATATGATAAATTTGCGAGGGCTTCTTATGAAGCCATGTATGACACGGAAGGAGAGTGGAAAGCAGATGACGTCACAAAACTTAAAAGCGAAGACGTCCCCGATGCGGACATCTGGTGTTTCGGCTTCCCCTGCCAGGACATCTCTGTTGCAGGGAAACAAAGGGGACTGGTCGGAAAAAGAAGTGGAATATATTACAACATTATTGACCTTATCAAAGGCAAAGAAGAAAGTGATAAGCCCGCATACTTACTTGTTGAAAACGTTAAGAACCTGTTATCGGTTAACGCAGGATTCGATTTTGCCTCCGTTCTCTCTGAAATGGACCAAGCGGGGTATGACTGTCGGTGGCAGGTGCTTAATTCCAAAAATTTCGGAGTCCCGCAAAACCGGGAGCGCGTGTTCATTATCGCAAATCTTAGAAGCCGAGGCAGACGGGAAATATTACCTCTCTGCGGAGAAAACGCAGCAGCTCTTGTCAAACTTATAGACGGGATGCAGGGATATCGTGTTTACAGCACGGAGGGCATTTCAGCAACGCTTGTCGGAAACGCCGGGGGCATCGGGGCGAAGACCGGGCTTTATTTTATCGGCCAGTCCAATACGGCGCCGAAGGTTACGGATACCAATTCCGCTGTGCTGGAAGTGCATCCGGTGCTTACTCCGGAACGGATGGAGAAACGGCAGAACGGAAGGAGGATGAAAGAGGACGGGGAGCCGATGTTTACCCTGACTTCTCAGGACAGGCACGGTGTGTATATCTGTGAAAAGGCAGATGACCGGGAGGGTTCAGAGAAGACAGGCACACTGCTGAAGGGAGGAAGAATCCGGCGGCTTACGCCGAGGGAGTGCTTCCGGCTGCAGGGTTTTCCCGATGAATTATACGAAAAAGCGGCGGCGGTCAATTCGGATGCCCAGCTTTACAAGCAGGCTGGAAATGCGGTAACGGTGGCATACGCTGTCGCAATGTCCCTGCCGGAATCACGGGAGCCGGATATTTTCTGATAATATCCGAAGTATTCGCTTGACTATTTGGGGCTTTAGAGTGATTAATGTTACTACCAAAAAACAAGGAGGACAGCGGATATGAAGGAAATTATGACAAACGCTGAAAGCAGAAAAAATGTAGTGAAGGCACTCGCAGAGCATCTTGGGGAGACGGCAGTCTACATCGGCCCGCCATCCTTCGCATATCAGGTCGGGAACATTACGGTAGACCGGGAGGGAAAGATCATCCTTGAGGATGAAAGCCGGACAGAGGAGGTTATGGCAGTGCTTACGGAATGCGGTTTCTTGGGAAACAGCGGGGAAGAAGTGGAAGCAGAAACTTCTTACACGGGCATCCGCATTCCGGTTGGAGGTTTGGAAACACAGGGAATCATCAACCTCCTGAATATGCTCCACGCAAAGCAGTACCTGATCAATAAGGCAATCGGGCAGGACGGATTTTCAGTCAGCGACAGATTAATCACGGATCTGGAAGAGGGGACATTCCAGAATGCCGGGGAAGTGATTGACTTTATTGGAAGCCACGGGAGCAGCAATGAAGGATTTGCTTTTTTGGAGGACACCATTCTTTTTGCGGGATTTCCTTACACTGAGGAGCCGGCAGCAGTGAAAGCCTACACGGTGCTTGCTTCCAAGATGGTGCAGTCCGCAGGAATGCAGAAGCGGATCAGCCCGAAGCCGACCATTGAGGAAAATGAAAAATACTACATGAGGTCTTGGATGGTTAGGATTGGGCTTGGCGGCAAGGATACGAAGGAAGAGAGGGCATTCCTTCTTGGAGGATTGAAAGGGCATACGGCTTTCCGGACTCCGGCTGATGAGGAGAAATGGAAAGCGAACCGCAAGGCAGCAAAGGCGGCTGCGAAGGAAGCGCCAGAGGAAATAGCAGAAGAGACAGCGGCAGAAGAAACTACGGAGACGGCAGCGGAGGAAACGGCAGAAGAAATTGCAGAGGAGGGAGCGGAATGTTCGGAGTAAGCAGGAAAATGCTGGAACAGCTTAGGAACGAGTATCTGCAAGGGACGAAGGTACGGCTCATCCGTTTGGATGATCCGTACCGCAAAATCCCGCAGGGGACAATCGGGACGGTGGAATTCGTGGATGATGCGGGGCAGATACATACCCAGTGGCATGGTTACGGATCACTGCCGCTTATTTATGGGGAAGATGAATGGGAGAAGGTGGGCGATGCATGAACCAGCAGAAAAAACTTGCTGGGAATGCGGCAGATAAAAGGAGCCATTCCCGCTGGAGAAAACTGTGGAATGCGGAGATGATGCGCGGCGCACGGCTTCGGAAGAGGCTGCTGACTAAGATAATCCGCAGGATGGGAAAATCAGGGGAAGTCCATAATGGCTGCTCCTGCCGCAAGGCTGAGGGGCGGGCAAAAGATTTCTGGACGGTTTCGTAAATGATCTGCACAATTTACGGCAGAAATGTTTGTGCAGATTATGGCGAGAAACCACTGGATATATCCTCCGTTTAGAGCGAATATGTACCTGCCGAAAGGGAAAACAAAGAAAACGGAGGACAGGACATGAATTTAAAAGAAATTTTATTTTTCAGGGTAAAGGCGGAACTTGATGCATACCGCCAAATGGAGAAAAGCACTGGTTTTACGGAAGAAGAAACCGAAAAGCAGAGGGAAAGATTCTGCAGCGCCTACCAAATCGTAGAAGAAGCGGGGCTTGAAGACGAGTACGAGGAATGGAAAGAAAGCAGTAAAAAGGAGACGGGGCAGTATGAAGCATGAAGGAAGCATTAAGGTCGGGAACAGTACGTTCCATTATTGGATTAAGAATTACGATGTTGGAAGCCATTATGGGAGTGACGGCGGCAAGATATCAAAGGCATCACTTCAGCGGGACGGCATGATAGTTTACAATTATGACAGGGGATTGGATATTCCGCCAGCAGATGAGGAAACGGAGACTGCATTGGCAATCCTGATGAAAGATTACAATTAAAACGAAACCAACCGGGTACGGAAGCCGCAAGGCTTCTGTATCTCGTACCAATATATTTTACAATCTGTCCCTCAGATATTTGTGCATATTATGGCAAGAAATAACTGGATAATTATCGGATTCAGAGCGAATATGTACCTACCGAAAGGGAAAACAAAAAAACGGAGGTACATGCCATGAAGAACATTTTTGAAGAAACCTACACAAAGATCGCGGAACTGAAGAAAGCCTACGATGCGGCGAAGGACGAGGAAAGCAGAGAAAAAGCAAGAACTGCATACCACGATTTGCTGAAGCCCCTTGAGGGGCTTGGGAATACAGCCGGACGCCTTTGGAGGGAATACGAAATTTCCAGAGATAATGGAAACGAGCTTCTCGACATCAGCGAGGTGGTTTGGGAGAAAGATGCGGAAAACTTTATTTCCTGCATGAGGGAAGTCGGAATCAGGCAGTTTACCTTTTCTTCCACTTGGAGCAGCGCGGTGGAGACAGCATGGCTTTTCAAACAGAATGGGTGCGAACTGGAAGGGCTGGTTGAGATCAACGGAAGCATGAACTTTTTTGAAGAAAAGCGGGAGAAAAAGCATGGTTACCTTTTCAGAGTGAACTAAGCACCGCAATGTCAGCAGAGCTTCCGGCTCTGCTGGCGATATGGAAGAGCAGGCATCGGAACGATTACAGAGGCAGGAGGAAATGGCAAAATGACATATAAAGGATACAGAATCAATGTTTACTGGACGGACAAAGACTGGGGATACCGTTTTACAGTTTATGATCCAGAGGGGAAAGTGGCTGCGGAAAGCGAAGCGGCATATTTTTATGATGATAACGCTTTAAAAGAAGCGAAGAAAATCATAGATGGGCTTGCTGGCGGAGCAGAGCAATAAGTGCAGTTTTATAGAAAGCGCATTAACAAATACACAGAAAAGACTTCACTGGAGGTCTTTTTTGTTTTCCATAATCTGAAGGAGGTGAGGACAGTGGCACAGAGAGGAAGAAAACCGAAGCCCACGGCGGTAAAGGTGCTGGAGGGTAATCCGGGCAAGCGGAGCCTGAACACGGGCGAACCGAAGCCGGAGAAGAAGGCTCCGCGCTGTCCTTCGTGGCTTGAGGAGGAAGCGAAAAAGGAATGGAAGCGGATGGCGAAGCAGTTGGAGCAGCTCGGCATCCTTACGGAGATCGATATGGCGGCGTTTGCCGGATACTGCCAAGCGTATGCGAGGTGGAAAGAGGCGGAGGAATTTATTACACAGCACGGTACAATCGTGAAGACTCCAAGCGGATACTGGCAGCAGGTACCGCAGGTTTCCATTGCCCAGACCTACCTTAAAATCATGAATAAATTTTGCGAACAGTTCGGCCTGACGCCTTCCGCCAGAAGCAGGATCACGGCAAATGATGGAGATGATAAGCAGAGCGATGAGATGGAGCTTCTGCTTGTGAGGGGTGGTGCGAAATAGTGTTTGATGAAGAAAAAGCGGCTCATGCTGTTAATTTTATAAATTGCCTGAAACATACGAAAGGAAGATGGAGGGGGATTCCCTTTGAACTGCTCCCGTGGCAGGAGCAGATCATCCGCACTTTGTTCGGCACGGTCAAGGAGAATGGATACCGACAGTACAATACCTGTTACTGTGAGATTCCAAAGAAAAATGGAAAGTCTGAACTGGCGGCGGCTGTTGCCCTTTATATGACCTGCGGCGATGGAGAATGGGGAGCAGAAGTGTACGGCTGCGCTTCTGACCGTCAGCAGGCTTCCATCGTATTTGATGTGGCTGTGGATATGGTGGATCAATGTCCGGCGCTGAAAAAAAGGATTAAGCCTGTCATGTCCGTGAAGCGTCTTGTGTATAAGCCGACTAACAGTTTTTATCAGGTACTGTCGGCAGAAGCCTATACAAAGCATGGCTTGAATGTCCATGCGGTCATTTTTGACGAGCTGCACGCACAGCCGAACAGGGAGCTGTTTGATGTCATGACAAAAGGCTCCGGCGATGCCAGAACGCAGCCATTATTTTTTCTGATTACGACAGCCGGAACAGACAGGAATTCCGTTTGTTTTGAACAGCATCAGAAGGCGGTGGACATCATGGAGGGCAGGAAGATTGATCCGACCTTTTACCCTGTCATTTACGGCGCTTCAGATGATGAGGACTGGACGAAAGAGGAAACGTGGTTTAAAGCGAATCCTTCCCTCGGATATACGATTGATCTGGAAAAGGTACAGAACGCTTATATCAGTGCGAGGGAGAATGCTGCAGAGGAAAATGTGTTCCGGCAGCTTCGCTTGAATCAGTGGGTAAAGCAGAGTACCCGCTGGATGCAGATGGATAAGTGGGATGCCTGTGCGTTTCCGGTAGAGGAGGATGAGCTTGCCGGAAGGGAATGTTACGGCGGTCTTGACCTTTCCAGTTCCACGGATATCACGGCATTTGTGCTTGTATTCCCTCCGAGAAATGATGAGGAAAAATATATTATTTTGCCGTTCTGCTGGATTCCGGAAGAAAATATGCGGCTCCGAGTCCGGAGGGATCATGTGCCTTACGATGTGTGGGCAATGGAGGGATGCCTGCAGACTACGGAAGGGAATGTCATCCACTATGGATTCATTGAGCAGTTCATTGAAAAACTCGGCATGAAATACCATATCAAGGAAATCGCCTTTGACCGTTGGGGTGCAGTCCAGATGGTGCAGAATTTGGAGGGCATGGGATTTACGGTTGTCCCTTTCGGACAGGGATATAAGGATATGAGTCCGCCGACAAAGGAACTGATGAAGCTGACGCTGGAACAGCGGATCGCCCACGGCGGTCATAAAGTGCTGCGGTGGATGATGGATAACGTGTTCGTGCGGCAGGACCCGGCGGGAAATATCAAAATGGATAAGGAAAAATCCACGGAGAAGATTGATGCCGCAGTTGCCACGGTCATGGCGCTTGACCGTGCAATCCGTCATGGCGGGGGCGAAGGAAGCGTTTATGATGACCGGGGTATTCTGGTGTTTTAACGAAGTTCAAATTGAAAAGTCAGGGCTTCTATGGTATGCTGTTTCTCGGATTAATTTGTGAAAGGGAAATTTTACTATGAATTTTGGAAATCTTCTTCCAGCCCAAAACCGTGATGAATTACGGCAGTGGCTGATAGAAAACCATAATAAAGAGAAAGAATGTTGGGTAGTTGTTAAGCGTGGTCGCCCGGTTGATGATGGTACATTCTGGTATATTGATGCGGTTGAGGAAGCCATGTGTTTCGGTTGGATTGACAGTACCACAAAGAAAATGGATAATGGCATAACAGCACAAAGGCTGGCTCCGAGAAGAAAAGGAAGTTTATGGTCTGAACTGAATAAAGAACGCTGCAGGAGGATGGAACGGTTAGGGCGCATGACGGACGCTGGCAGGGCGGTTTTGCCGGATATGTCAGATAAGGGATTTGTGATTGATAAGGATATTTTGGATGCACTAAAAGCGGATGATGAAATTTGGGATAATTTTCAGAAGTTTCCGCCATTATATCAGCGGGTACGAATCGATACGATTCAGATTAAAAAGAAACAGCCGGAATTGTTTAACAGTCGGCTGCAGAAATTATTGGATAATACGAAAAAGGGTGTTATGTATGGAGAATGGAATGATAATGGGCGTTTAACAGAAAATTGAAAAAATATAAACATGGCAGTGTTGGGCTGATAATGGGCATCTCTTCGGAGGTGCTTTTTTCGTGCCATTTTTAAATGTTTGTCATGCTGAGAAATATTAGTTAGATAATGGAGGGATAGCAGATGGGACTAAAGAGGTTTTTTGGCTTCGGTCAGGCAAGAGATAAACCGATCAATACAGCCGGAAGCGGGTATTCGTTTATGTTCGGGAGGACAACAAGCGGCAAGCCCGTTAATGAGAGGACGGCAATGCAGACCACGGCAGTCTATGCGTGCGTGAGGATTCTGGCGGAGACGGTAGCTTCGCTTCCGCTCCATGTATATGAATATAAAGACGGAGGAAAAAAGCTGGTTTATGACCATCCGTTATATTTTTTGCTCCACGATGAACCGAACCCGGAGATGACTTCCTTTGTGTTCCGGGAAACGCTGATGAGCCACCTTCTGATTTGGGGAAATGCCTATGCGCAGATCGTGAGGGATGGAAGCGGAAGGGTGCTTGGGCTGTATCCGCTTCTCCCCAACAAGATGGATGTGGACAGGGATAACCGTGGTCGGATTTATTACGTGTATTCGAGGGATACCAACGAGAATCCCATGTTCAAGGATTCTGGGGATATCAAACTGCGGGCGGAGGATGTGCTTCATATTCCGGGACTTGGTTTTGACGGCTTGATCGGGTACTCCCCGATTGCAATGGCAAAAAATGCCGTGGGCATGACGCTTGCCTGCGAGGAGTACGGTGCGAGCTTCTTTGCCAACGGTGCGAATCCCGGCGGTGTGCTGGAGCATCCCGGCGTCCTGAAAGACCCGTCAAAGGTCAGGGAGTCTTGGAATTCCGTCTATAGGGGTACCAATAATGCCCATAAGATTGCCGTACTGGAGGAGGGCATGAAGTACCAGCAGATCGGGATACCGCCAGAGGAAGCACAGTTTCTGGAAACAAGAAAATTCCAGATCAATGAGATCGCAAGGCTGTACCGCATCCCTCCCCATATGGTGGGAGATTTGGAAAAATCAAGTTTTTCCAATATTGAGCAGCAGTCATTGGAGTTTGTGAAATATACGCTTGACCCGTGGGTGATCCGGTGGGAGCAGTCGCTTCAGAAAGCACTCCTGCTTCCGGGCGAGAAAAACAAATATTTTATCAAGCTGAATGTGGACGGCCTGCTCCGGGGCGATTACCAGTCCCGTATGAACGGGTATGCCACGGGCCGGCAGAACGGGTGGTTTTCCGCCAACGATATCCGTGAGATGGAGAACATGAATCCGATTTCGGATGAGGAAGGCGGCAACCTGTACCTGATCAATGGTGCGATGACGAAACTTGCAGATGCCGGGATGTTTGCGGGAGACGGGCAGACGGAGAAAACCGGGCAGGAGCCTCCGGCACAAAATCAAAGAAAGAGAGGCAAGCGATGAAACGGAAGTTTTGGAATTGGGTAAAAAATGAGGGCGGTCTTTCCACGGAGAGAACGCTCTTTTTAAGCGGGGAGATTTCGGATGAGACATGGTATGGGGATGAAGTCACTCCCAAGCTGTTTAAGGATGAACTGTATGCCGGGGAAGGGGACATCACAGTATGGCTGAATTCTCCGGGCGGGGATGTGTTTGCGGCGGCGCAGATCTACAATATGCTCCGTAACTACAAGGGGAACGTGACCATTAAGATTGACGGTCTTGCTGCATCGGCGGCGTCCGTCATTGCGATGGCAGGGAATACCGTTCTCGTATCCCCCGTGGCGATGATGATGATCCACAATCCGGCTACTCTGGCAGTCGGCAATGCAAAAGATATGGAGAGAGCAATTGCCATGCTGAATGAAGTCAAGGAATCCATTCTGAATGCTTATGAGGGGAAGACAGGGCTTTCCCGTGCAAGGCTCTCCCACATGATGGATGATGAGACTTGGTTTAACGCAAAGAAAGCGGTGGAGCTTGGGTTTGCGGATAAGATTCTGTTTGATTCCGGCGATTCGGAAGAAGAAAAGTCTCCGAAGGAGCCGAAGGATGCAGTGGAAAAAGCGGATGGGGGAGGGGAAGACGGGAAGAAAAAGAAGCTCCCGTTCCAGCAGGATTCCGTGATGTTTTCACGGAAAGCCATGAATGATTCCTTTCTTTCTAAGGTTTCGGATAAGAAGCCGATGGTACCTGTTGACCAGTTAGAAAAGAGACTGAGTCTCTTAACACATTGAAGGAGGACGAAATAATATGAGTAAGGTATTGGAACTGAGGGAAAAAAGGGCGAAGGCATGGGAAGCGGCGAAGAAGTTTCTGGATGCCAAGAGGACGGCGGACGGGTTTGTATCCGTTGAGGATGCGGCGGCATATGACCGGATGGAAGCCGATGTGGTCAATCTTGGAAAGGAGATCGAGAGGCTGGAACGTCAGGCTACCATTGATGCGGAACTGGCAAGGGCAACCAGCAAGCCGATCACAAACCAGCCGAATGGCAGGATTGACGGCGAGACAAAAACAGGAAGGGCATCGGATGAGTATAAGAGAGCGTTCTGGAACGGTATGAGGAACAGGATTTCCTATGATGTCCAGAACGCTCTTTCCATTGGCACGGATTCCGAGGGCGGTTATCTCGTGCCGGATGAATACGAGAAGAAGCTGGTGGAGGCGCTGCAGGATGAGGTATTCTTCAGAAGCCTTGCGACTGTGATCCGCACTTCCAGCGGTGACCGTAAGATTCCGATTGTGACGAGCAAGGGCGAAGCGGCATGGATCGATGAGGGCGGGCAGTTCCCGGAAAGCGATGACAGCTTCGGGCAGACTTCCATCGGTGCTTATAAGCTGGCTACCATGATCAAGGTGTCTGATGAGCTTCTGAATGATTCGGTGTTTAACATCGAGCAGTATATCTCTAAGGAATTCGGGCGCAGGATCGGCACGAAGGAGGAAGAGGCGTTCTTTATCGGTGACGGCCAGGGCAAGCCTGTCGGATTGTTCAATGCCGCGGGCGGTGCGGAGACAGGGGTGACTGCGGCTTCCACGAGTATTACGTTTGATGATGTCATGGATCTGTATTATTCCCTCCGTGCGCCTTACCGCAATAAGGCATCGTGGCTTCTGAACGATTCCACGGTCAAGGCGCTCCGCAAGCTGAAGGACAGCAACGGGAATTATATCTGGCAGCCGAGCGTGCGCGAGGGTGAGCCAGACAGAATTTTAAACCGCCCGTACCGTACTTCCATCTATGTGCCGGAACTTGCGGAAGGAAACCGTGTCATGGCATTCGGCGATTACAGCTATTATTGGATCGCTGACCGTCAGGGCAGGAGTTTCAAGCGGCTGAATGAGCTGTATGCTGCCACAGGGCAGGTAGGTTTTCTCGCCTGTGAGCGTGTGGACGGCAAGCTGATTCTTTCCGAAGCCGTCAAGACACTGGATGTGAAGGCGAAGACAACTTAATAGGGAGGCGGCAGGAATGGTGGTAACACTGAAGGAAGCCAAGCAGTATCTGAGGGTTGACTCGTCCGATGAGGACGAGTCAATCGTCCAGTTCATGTGTACTGCAGAGTGTCTGATTCTGGATGTGAGCCGGAGGTCTGCGGAGGAACTGGAAGCATATGAGGATATCGTCAGGACGGCGGAGCTTTATGCTATTGCTTATCTTTATGAGCATCGGGAGGAAGCCAACCACAGGGCAATGACGGAAACGCTCAAGTATCTGCTGTTCTCCGTGCGGAAGGAGGCATTCTGATGATCGAGATGATGCGGGATCGAATTACGTTCCAGAGAAGCGAAGCCGGGGCGGATAAGAACGGAAACCACGTTTTGAATTGGGCGGACTACTATTCCTGCGCCGCCTATGTCAATAACCTGTCGGGAAAGGAATATTGGGAGGCAGCACAAGTCAATGCACAGACAGAAATTAATTTTGTCATCCGGCATTGCTCAGAAGTGGCTGTCATGGATACGGAGCATTACCGCATCCTGTTCAGGGGGCGGATTTATAATATTTCTTTCATCGACAACGTGCAGTATAAAAATAAAACCGTGAAAATCCGGGCGGCGCTGGTAAAGAGGTGAGGGAATATGGCGGGAGAAAGGGTAAGCGTTGATGTGATGGCGGATGCCATAATGGAAGGACTGCTGGAATATGCCGACCTCGCTTCGGATACAGTCAAGGAAGCGGTGACGGAATCGGCGAAGATGGTAAAAAAGGAAATACAGGCCGGTGCGCCATCCCGGACGGGGAAGTATAAGAAAAGCTGGACGGCAAAAAAGACAAAGGAGAGCAGCAATGGGCTTGTCATTACGATGCATTCGAAAGACCGCTACCAGATCGCACATCTTCTGGAGCATGGCCATGCCAAGCGCGGGGGCGGAAGGGTGGCTGCCATACCCCACATTGCTCCGGCGGAATCAAAGGGGGAGAAAGAACTGCTGGAACGGATAGAGAAGGGACTGAAGCCATGACGCATGAAGAAGTAATGGAAATGCTGGAGAAGATGGGAATCCCGTTTGCGTATGACCATTTCGCGGAGGGGGAATCACCGGAGCCGCCGTTTGTGGTATTCCTCTACCCGAACAGCAGCCATTTTGCGGCGGATGGGAAGGTGTATTTCAAAGTGCGCCGTCTGAACATAGAACTCTATACGGATATAAAGGATGTCGGCTTGGAGGAACAGGTCGAGGCTGTTCTTGACGGATGCGGTATTTTTTATGAAAAAAGCGAAGTATGGATTGAGTCGGAGAAACTCTATGAAGTGCTTTATGAGATGGAGGTATAGGAATGCCAAATAAGAAGAATAAAGTAAAATTCAATATCTGCAATGTCCACTATGCGCCGATCACGGCGGCGGAGGACGGGACGGTAACATTTGTTGCGCCTGTAGCGATGCCCGGTGCGGTTTCCATCAGCATGGACCCGACAGGGGAGCCGGAATCGTTTTATGCGGATGGCGTGGAATATTATGTGATCAATAACAATCAGGGGTATGACGGCGATCTGGAGCTTGCCATGATACCGGAATCTTTCAGGACGGATATCCTGAAAGAAGAAGCGGACGCCAATCAGGTGCTGGTGGAGAATGCAAACAGCGAGACGGGCAGTTTTGCGCTCCTGTTTGAGTTTGACGGGGATATCCGCAAAATCCGCCATGTACTGTATAACTGTTCCGCTTCCCGTCCTTCCATTGAGTCAAAGACGAATGAAGAGGATAAGGAAGTTCAGACGGAAACGCTGACCGTAAAGGCAAGGCCGCTGGCAAACGGATATGTGAAAGCAAAGACCGGGGATTCCACTACGGAAACAGTCTACAATAATTGGTACAAATCGGTTTATGAGCCGAATGCGGAAGTGCAGACGGCTTCTGATGAAACGGGGGAGTAAGGGAGGAAGGAAAGGATGAGCATTATTAAGAAAATCGAGATAGACGGGCATCAGGTGGCATTTAAGGCCAGTGCGGCGATTCCCCGGATTTACAGGCTGAAATTCCAGCGGGATATTTATAAGGATCTGCGTGTGCTGGAAAAGAGCGTGGGAGGGCAGAAGGAAGAGGAGAGCAATCTTGACCTGTTCAGCTTGGAGATGTTTGAGAATATCGCATTTATTATGGCGAAGCACGCTGATCCGTCTATCCCGGATACTCCGGAAGAATGGCTGGACGGGTTTAATACGTTTTCCATTTATCAGGTGCTTCCGAAGCTGATTGAGCTTTGGGGGCTGAATGTAAAAACGGATGTGGAAGCTAAAAAAAACTTCGCCCAACAGAGCGAGAAATGACAACACCGCTGTTCCTGCTCCGGTGCGTGCAGTTGGGGCTGTCCATAGCGGATTTGGAGCTTCTATCTATAGGATTAATCAACGATATGTATATCGAAAGCAGAAATGATGAGCATAAATACGCTTCACTTGCGACACAGGAGGACATGGACCGTTTTTGAACGTAATCCGATAGGGAATAAGATATTTCCTACCAGATTATCGGAATTACAGGTGCTTTACTATGGGTATTTGATATGGTATGATTGATATAGTTGAAAATTTGTTAATCTAGTCGTTGCGACTTGATTATATAAAAACAAAGATAGAAACGCAACGTATGCAGAAATGTATACTAGAGCCGGTAGGTAGCCCGGCCGTCCTGATTATCAGGGTAAGTAACCTGCCCCTCCGGGTTGTCCGTTCTTTGTTCATTTCAATCAATTAAGGAGGGATGGTCATGGACAAAGTAAGCAGCAAATTAACGGTGTATTTTGATGATCCATTTTGGGTGGGAGTTTTTGAAAGAGTCGAAGATCGAAAACTATCCGTAGCTAAAGTAACATTTGGCGCAGAACCAAAGGATTATGAGGTATATGACTTCATTTTAAAACACTATTTTAGTTTGCAATTTAGTCCGGCTGTGACTACTGTTGTAAAGGAAACCATAAGGAATCCCAAGAAAAGGCAGAGAGATGTAGCAAAGCAATTACGCAATACTGGAATTGGCACAAAATCGCAGCAAGCCTTGAAATTGCAGCAGGAGCAGAACAAGCAGGAATGTAAAGTGAAACGCCGAGAGTGGAAAATGGCTGAAGCAAAGCGGATGTTTGAACTGAAACAGCAGAAGAAAAAAGAGAAACATCGGGGCAGATAATGCCCTGATGTCTTTTGAAAAAACTTAGTTAAATCATAATATTACATAGAGCATCGGCAGAATGTCGGTGCTTTTTCCGTATATGGGGCAGTGATGCTCCTTTTTTTATGCCCGTTTTGAGGAGGTGGGGAGCATGGGTGCAAGCAGAATCAAGGGCATTACAGTAGAAATCGGCGGCGATACTACGAAACTTCAAAATGCCCTTAAAGGTGTGAATTCAGAAATCAGGAATACACAGTCACAGCTTCGGGACATAGAAAAACTCCTGAAACTTGATCCCGGCAATACGGAACTGCTGGCACAGAAGCACAGGCTTCTCGGACAGGCGGTGGAGGACACCAAAGAAAAGCTCGCCACCTTAAAGACGGCGGCGGAACAGGCGAACACAGCACTTGCCAACGGGGAGATTTCGCAGGAGCAGTACGATGCCCTCCAAAGGGAAATCATCGCGACGGAGCAGGAACTAAAAAGGCTGGAAACGCAGGCAAACCAGTCCGCCGTGGCTATGCAGAAGATAGCAGCCACGGGGGAAAAATTAAAGAGCGCCGGGAGCAGCATATCGGAAGCTGGGAAAAAGCTGATGCCCGTGACAGCGGCAGTAGGCGGGCTTGGCACGGTGGCGGTTACTACGGCGGCAAATTTTGAATCCTCCATGTCACAGGTGCAGGCAACGATGGGGATCACAAAGGATGCCATGTCGCAGGTGGACGGGCAGACGGTCAATACCATGTCCACGCTGTCCGAGCTTGCCAAGAAGATGGGTGCGGAGACGGCCTTCTCTGCATCGGAGTGTGCCGAGGCATTAAATTATCTTGCTCTTGCCGGATACGACACACAGCAGATGTGCGATACCCTGCCGACCGTCTTAAACTTGGCTGCGGCAGGAGGGATTGACCTTGCCTCTGCTTCCGATATGGTAACGGATGCCATGTCAGCGCTGGGTATGGGCGTGGATGAAGCGGAAACGATGGTCGACCAGATGGCAAAGACCGCATCCACCACGAATACCTCCGTTGCACAGCTTGGGGAGGGAATCCTTACCATCGGTGCGACCGCAAAGTCGGTAAAGGGCGGCACAGCGGAACTGAATACCGCACTCGGCATCCTTGCCAACAACGGCATCAAGGGGGCGGAGGGCGGAACGCACCTTCGGAATGTCATCCTGTCCCTGCAGAATCCGACAGACAAAGCGGCGGCGAGCATGGAAAAGCTCGGCGTGGACGTCTATGATTCCGAGGGGAATATGCGCTCCCTCAATGACATCCTTGGGGATCTGAATAAGAGCATGGACGGGATGACTTCTGCAGAGAAGTCCAATATCATCAGCACCATTTTCAATAAGACGGACCTTGCTTCCGTGAATGCCCTGCTTGCCAATACGGGCAGCACATGGGATGACCTCCAGCAGTCAATCATTGACAGCGGCGGGGCGGCGCAGCAGATGGCGGATACACAGCTTGATAACCTTCAGGGGCAGCTTACCATCTTGAAATCTGCGCTGGAGGGACTGGCGATCTCCTTCGGGGAACTTCTGATGCCCGCCATCAAGCAGATTGTCGGGTGGGTACAGACGTTCGTAGACTGGCTCAACGGCATGGACGAGGGGACGAAGAAAGTTATTGTGACGGTGGCACTGCTGGCGGCGGCATTGGGTCCGGTCCTTATCGTGGTGGGGAAAGTCATCTCCGCAGTCGGTACGATTATGACGGTTGTACCAAAGATTGCAGGTGTCATCAATACGGTAAAGACTGCTTTCACCGCCTTGAATGCCACCATGCTTGCCAACCCGATAGCCCTGATTATTGCAGCCATTACAGCACTTGTTGCCGCGTTTATTTATTTGTGGAATAACTGTGAGGAATTCCGGGAGTTTTGGATAAACCTCTGGAACCAGATTAAGGAAGCGGCAGTTGCCGTATGGGAAGGGCTGAAAGTGTTTTTTACAGCAGCGTGGGAAGCAATTTCTGCTGCAGCTAAGACCATATGGGAGGGAATTAAAACATTCTTTTCCGGGATATGGGAAAGCATCAAGCTGATATTTTCCGCGGCTGCGGAAGCGATCAGACTTATTATCACAACGTATTTCAACCTGTATAAGACCATTATTACCACGGTGTTTAATGCCATCAAACTGGTGGTGACTACGGTCTGGAATGCGATTAAGACGGTCATCACTACGGTGGTTACGGCGATCCAGACATTTTTGACCACGGCTTGGAATGCGATAAAAACCGTCATTACCACGGTGGTCAATGCTATCAAAACCGTCATTGTCACGGTGTGGAATGCTATCAAAACAGCGGTCACTACAGTGGTTAATGCGATTAAGACCGTGATCTCCACGGTCTGGAACAGCATTAAGAGTACGGTCATATCCATCGTGAACGGCATAAAAAATACGGTGACAAGCGTGTTCCAAAATATGCTAAGCGGCATCAAAGGCACGATGGGAAATATCGTAACTGCAATCAAGGATGGGTTTAATCAGGCAATCAGCTTCATTACTTCATTGCCGTCAAAGGCGCTGCAGTGGGGCAGGGATATCATCATGGGGATTGTCAACGGCATCCGGAGCTGCATCGGCGCAGTCGGGGATGCGGTTGCGGATGTGGCAAACAAGATCAGATCCTTCCTGCATTTCTCAGTGCCGGATGAAGGGCCGCTGACCGAGTATGAGTCTTGGATGCCGGACTTTATGAAAGGGCTTGCCAAAGGCATCGAGGGGAGCCGGGGGCTGATCGAAAAGGCTGTCCGGGGCGTGTCGGAAGATATGGTCATCAGTCCGAAGGTTGCTTCCGGCATGGCGGAGGCGCAAACTCCTGCGGAGGCGTCCGGCAGCAGTCTGGCAGGTCTGACATCGGCGATTACGGCGGCTATCCGGGATATGAATGGGCAGACGGGGGATATTGTCATCCCTGTTTATCTTGGCGGCGCAATGCTGGATGAAATCGTAGTAAGCGCACAGCAGAGGACGAATTTAAGGAGCGGAGGGAGATAAGAAATGGCGTTTATGCAGTATCTGAAAATGGAAGGCGTGTCCCTTCCGCTTCCCGATTCGTATGATTTGAATCTTACTGACGTGGAGGCGGATTCCGGCGGGGAGACGGAGGCTGGGACAACGCAGAGGGATGTGGTAAGGACGGGGGTGGTCACGATTGCCGTGGCTTTCTCCGTCAGCGCCGCATGGCTCGCAAGGCTGACGGCATTTTCCAAGCAGGAGAAGATTGCCGTCCAATACTTTGACACGGAGGAGCTGGCACTAAAGGAAACAGAGATGTATGTGACCGGATTTAAGGCGAAGCTGTATAAGGACACCTCCAAGAAAGGGCTGTGGACGGTGTCTTTTACATTGAACGAATTATAGCGGAAAGGGGTGTTTTCATGTACCCGGTGAGCGATGCGTTCCTGCAGGCGGTGCAGGAGAACACCAGAGAATATTACTGGACGGGGAAGATTACGACAAAAGCCGGAAAAGAGTATCCTTTCGGGTACCGGGATATCGTGAAGGGAAGCGGGTATATCACGGCGCAGTGCTGCGGAAGCACGGAGCTGGAGATTGGGACAGTATATGCGTCTGAGATGGGGATCACGCTCTTTTCGCAGATCGACCGCTATACGCTGGAGGATGCGAAGGTGGAGCTGTCCTGTCATTTCCGGCTGCCGGACGGGGGCTTTGAGGAGATCCCGATGGGTATTTTTGAAGTCAGCGAGGCGAACAGGCATCTGAAAACGCTGGAGCTGAAAGCGTATGATTATATGCTCCGGTTTGAAAAGAGTTTTAACGGGTTTGAAACCGTGGGAAATGCCTATGCGTTTCTGGAGCTGTGCTGCGGAGCCTGTGATGTGGAGCTTGCCCATACCAAAGAGGAGATCGAAGCGATGCCGAATGGGGCGGAGATGCTTTCCGTCTACCCGGAAAATGACATTGAAACGTACCGGGATGTGCTGTATTTCGTGGCGCAGGTGCTGGGCGGCTTTTTCTGCATTAACCGGGAGGGATGCCTTGAACTAAGGAAATACGGCGCAGCCCCGGTCTTGGAAGTGAAAGGAAAACACCGCTTCTCCAGCAGCTTTTCTGATTTTATTACAAGGTATACGGCGGTCAGCTCCACGAATCTGCGGACGCAGACAGCGGAATATTATGCGCTGGAAACAGATGACGGGCTGACCATGAATCTTGGCGTCAATCCGCTCCTGCAGTTCGGGCTTGAGGAAACAAGGCGGACACTCTGCGAAAATATCTTGGCGGACCTGTCGGTAATATCCTATGTCCCATTTGATTCCTCCACGATCGGGAATCCGGCTCTGGACTTGGGGGATGTGCTGACGTTTTCCGGCGGGCAGACGGACGGGACGCAGACCGCCTGCATTACTTCTATCGAACACCGCATCGGCGGGCGGCAGTCCATCCGGTGCGTGGGGAAGAATCCCCGGCTTGCACAGGCAAAGAGCAAGAATGACAAGAACATTTCCGGGCTGTTAAACCAGATCGAAGCGGGTAAGATCGGCATACACACTTTCACGAATGCTTCCGCTTATACAATTGCCGACAGCGATGTGCGGATCATCAGCCTTGAATTCGCATCATCGGAAGAAACCCATGTGCAGTTCTTCGGGCAGGTGCTTGTGGATGTGGCTGCGGTGCAGACGGACCGGGAAGCCAGCGCGAAGGGGAGCATCGTGATCCCATCAAATACGGATGGAACTGCGGAGACGGATGGATCTGACGAATCCAGCGATTCTGTTACGGTTGAGGTAGAACTCCCGGTTACATGGACGGAGGACGGCATGGCGGAAGCCATTGTGACCTTCGTATTCAATGATGATGAGATACTGCTCCACCATCCGGCAGAGACATGGCACAGTGGGAAGCATATCCTCTTTCTCTATTATCCGATTGATAATGTCGTGCCGAATATCACGAACACCTTTGAGGTGTACCTGCGGATGGCAAACGGGACAGGGAGTGTGGATACCGGGGGCTGCATTGCAGCAATCAGCGGTCAGGCAATGGCGGCGGCTGCGGCATGGGACGGCAAGATCAATATAGAAGAGACAACGGCAGGGTTTATGATCGGAGGCGGCCTTCAAGGGAAAGGATATGCAGAAACCATAAAGATGGAAACAATGGAGCTGGTGCAGAAAAGCTACAGCGACCATGTGGCAGATAAGTATGCCATCGGCGCATTCTGCCGCCCGGTGGTCATGGAACAGGAGGTCTGAAATGAGATTGAAAGGGACGATGGTCGTGGAACTGACGGATGTGAATACATCCGAGGTTGAGACGGTCACGGAAGAAAATATGGTAACAAATGCGGTCAACAATATTCTCGGTCTGAATCCGATGGGGATTTTCTACAAAGCGACAGGGGAGTATGATGATGCGATCATGTGGAATGGAAACCTGTTTCCCATTTGCCCGAATATGATCGGAGGCATCCTTCTTTTCTCGAAGACGCTGGAAGAGAATGCGGACAATATCTACACACTGTCAGATAACCTCCCGGTGGCCTATGCTTCCAATAACGTAAATTCCACAGCAAATACAGCGAGAGGCAGCTTAAACCTGACGGAGAGCAAGGCTCTGGAGAACGGGTATAAGTTCGTATGGGAGTTTACGCCGAGTCAGGGGAACGGGACGATAGCGGCAGTCGCACTGACCAGCGCCAAAGGAGGGGAAAACGGATACGGCAGCCTTGTGGGGGATGCCAGCACCTTCCTTCAGATAAAGGCGGCGGATATCGGGGACGTCCCAAAAGCGAATCAGATGGTGCTGTTTGAAACAGCAGAGGTGGATTTTGAAAATAACCTGCTGTATTCCATTACGGCGGAGGATTCCAGCGTGCGGATCAGGAAAATCCGGATTCCGATCTTCAACATCGGGCTGAATGAAAAACTGGATGATTCCACCTATACCGTTTTGGAGGATAAGGTGCTGACCACGCAGACCTTCCATTTTCTTGGGGACTATACGCTTTACGGGGAATTCATGGATGGGAAGGACGGGTACTGGTACGGCTTTTCCAATGAGGGAAATTCCTCCGGCAGTGCAACGATGGTGTGGATTAAGATTTCCAAAACGGATTATTCCTTTACGGAAGGGGAATGGACGCTGTCCAATGCGAAGCTGATGGACGTAGGGAACAGGGACGGAAGCACCACCTACCCGGAGCGGGTGGTCAAATGCTGTGTGCGGAACGGGTATCTGTATGTCCCTGCTTATAATAAGAAGGGCATCTACCGCATCAATCTTTCCAATCAGGCGGACATCACGCTGATTGAATTCGGGTTTACTTCCAAATGGAAGCCGCTGTGCGATGCAGGCTCCTGTGAAGTGTATATGACGCTGGTCGGGGATCTGATCGTAGCGGGGGATTTCCAGATCACTGCGGCGGATGAAGTCATCCATACGCAGGGAAGCGTAAGGCTGAACGATGCGGCAACACCGCTGTTCCAGTATAAGCATTTCCTGTTCGGGTGGGGAGGCAGCTACGGGAGCGAATTTCGGACAACGTACCTTCTGACGCCGTACCTTGCTTCCATCAATAACCTTTCCTCGGCGGTAATCAAAACAGTCGATAAGACGATGAAGATCACTTATACGCTGACAGAGGAAGCATAAAAAAGCAGGGGAGAGACGTCCCCTGCTAAATAAAATATGTTGGAGTGATGCGGTCAGATGGTTACTTGGATTTTCTGGACTTCCTGTGGGAAGAAGAATACGGGGAACTGGGCGCTGCAACTTGGGATAGCTCAGGGGAAAGGCCGGCGTAGGCGGCGGCAAGGCCGAGCTGTACTTTTTTCAGTTCCGCAGATTTGCGGTCAAGCTCGGCTTTCAGTTCCTGCTGTTTCTGCTCGGACGCTTCTTCGGCGGTCAGCGGGCGGATGCGGATGGAGCCTTCCTCGAATTCTACCTTGAGGAGCGTCCCGATGGCGAAGCCAAGCTCTTCAAGCCACTTCCCTTCCATCTGGATTTTCGGAACGGAAGTGTAAGAGGATTTGCTGTAACGGCTGGTGTAGGCAACTTTTAAGTTTTTTGTCTGCATAAAAATATCTCCTTTCTGTGCCGTCCTTTGCGGGCGGTGGTTTGGGTAGTGTTATTAATCACTCTAAAGCGGGGAAATAGCAAGCAGATCAGGGGAATAAATCCAACAAAGATAGGAAGAAAACATTGTGTAAAAAGACATTGCCTTCACTTGGGAATCAGCGGTTGTTTCAGGGACAGCCGCTTTTTTCATACAAAAAAATCATTTTAAGGAGGGTTCGCTATGAAAGAATTCTGGAACACGATCCAACTCATTTTTGCAGCCATCGGAGGGTGGCTCGGCTACTTCTTGGGTGGCTGTGACGGCCTGCTGGTTGCCCTTGTGGTATTTGTGGCTGTGGATTACATCACGGGCGTGATGTGCGCGGTGGCGGATAAGAAGCTGTCCAGTGAGGTGGGATTTAAGGGGATCTGCAGGAAGGTACTGATCTTTCTGCTGGTGGGGATTGCCAACATCCTTGATGTGCAGGTTATCGGGACGGGGAGCGTGCTGCGTACTGCCGTTATCTTTTTCTACATTTCCAATGAAGGTGTAAGCCTTCTGGAGAATGCGGCGCATCTGGGGCTTCCCATTCCGGAGCAGATGAAGGCGGTGCTGGAGCAGCTCCATGACAGGGCAGAAAATGAAAAGGGGGATAAGTGATTATGAAACTGGTGCAGTCATTCTTGACGAAAAATCCCTGCTATACGGCAGGGAGGAAAATCACGGTAAAGGGGCTGATGCTCCATTCCGTGGGATGCCCGCAGCCACGGGCATCCGTATTTATCAGCAGTTGGAACAGGGCGGATTTTACAAGCGCCTGTGTGCATGGATTCATTGACGGAAATGACGGGACCGTTTACCAGACGCTTCCGTGGAATCACCGTGGGTGGCACTGCGGGGGAGCGGCGAATAATACCCATATCGGCATAGAAATGTGCGAGCCTTCCTGTATCCGGTATACAAGCGGATCGACTTTTACCTGTACGGATACTGCTGCGGCAAAAGCGGCGGCGAAGCGGACGTATGAGACAGCGGTGGAGCTGTTCGCCATGCTCTGCAAAAAGTTCCATCTTGATCCGCTGGCGGACGGGGTAATTATTTCCCATAAGGAGGGACACAGCCGGGGCGTGGCGAGCAACCACGGAGATCCGGAGCATTTATGGACGCAGCTTGGCATGGGATATACGATGGACGGATTCCGCAAGGCGGTCAAGGCGGCGATGGGCGGCGCAGATGCGCCTTCGGGCATTCAGGCTTCTGTATTTGCAAATCTTCCTGAAAGGGAAGTGGTTGCAAAGGCGGGAGCCTTATTTACTGCAGACATGAAGCAGAGCGGCATCCTTGCCAGCGTGTCTTTCGCACAGTTTATTCTGGAGTCCGGCTACGGGAAGAGCGAGCTGGCGCAGAAGGCAAATAATGTGTTCGGCATGAAGAAATCCCTCTCCGGCAACACATGGGGAGGCTCGGCGTGGGACGGCGTTTCTGTTTATACAAAGAAAACGCAGGAATATGAGAACGGCGCTTATGTGACGGTAACTGCGGATTTCCGTAAATATCCGTCCGTGGAGAAATCCATTGCAGACCATTCCGCATATCTGCTTGGGGCGAAGAATGGAAACAGGCTGCGGTATGACGGTCTGAAAGGCTGTACGGATTACAGGAAGGCGGCGCAGATCATCAAGGACGGCGGGTATGCCACTGCGCCGGATTATGTGGAGAAACTCTGCTCCATCATTGAACGCTGGAATTTGACGCAGTATGATGCGGCCGGGGAGGAAGAAGTTTGGTACCGTGTCAGGAAGGCATGGGATGATAAAACTTCACAGAAAGGCGCATTCCACAGCTTGGAAAATGCGAAAAAGTGTGCCGATGCCAATGAGGGATATTTTGTTTTTGACGAGAGCGGCACGATCATTTATCCGGAAGCGGCGGCTGTGAAAGTCCCTTATACGGTAAGGGTTAAAATTTCCGACCTTAATATCCGTAAAGGGCCGGGGACGGATTATGCCCGTGTGAAGTATATTCCTGTCGGTGTTTACACCATAGTGGAGGAAGCAGAAGGAAAAGGCGCATCTAAATGGGGCAGGTTAAAAAGCGGAATCGGCTGGATTGCGTTGGATTATACAGAGCGGTGCTGAAGAATTGGTCAGGCGGGAATTTTCCCGTCGGGCTTTTTAGACGCCCGGATAAGTTTGGACAGAGCGAAAAAGACGCGGTGGAAACAGCGGAATTGCTTGACTTTTACGGGCTTTAGAGTGATAGATAGACTACCAAAAAGAAAGGGGGAACAATTAAAATGGTGATTGCTGGAACAAAAAATCGAGTGGCTTTTTACTGCCGTGTGAACCATCGTGACAGGGATTATACACAGTATCTTGATGCTGTGATGAGAAGGCTGGAAGAAGAATATGGAAAGCAGGAATGGGATTTGCAGATATTCTTTGAAGAGGCATCAGGAGCAGATCCGGATAGAAAAGAATTCAACCGACTGAAAGTGGAGATTGCCTCAAGGAAGATTGATGTGGTGGTTACTATGAAGGCTGCCACAATCGCCCGTGACTGGAGGCAGTTTATAGAATTCATGCTGGTCTGCAGCAAGAAAAATGTAAAAGTGGTGTGTACGGACAGGATTGAAGATGCACAATCCATTTTTGAAAGGATACAGCAGTTTGCGGAAAACTATTTTGAAGGAAGTGGTAATACATGCAGGTAAAGATTATCAATAAACTTCCGGCATCGGCAGTAAGGAAAAAGAGAGTATGCGCTTATGCCAGAGTCTCCACAGATAGCCGGAGACAGGAAGATTCGCTGGAAAATCAGACAGCAGCCTATGAAAGACTGATTAAAGGGAATCCCGAATATGAGTTTGCCGGGGTATATGCAGATCAGGGTATCTCCGGCTACTGTGAAAACCGTCCGCAGTTCCAGAAAATGCTGGAACGGGCAAGGGCGGGCGAACTTGATCTTATCATTACGAAATCAATATCGAGGTTTGCAAGAAATACCGTCACGGTTTTGAAGTCTGCAAGAGAACTGAAAGAACTTGGTGTCGGTATTTTTTTTGAAGAACAGAATATAAATACTCTTTCGGGGGACGGCGAGATGATGCTTGCCGTCCTCGCTTCTTTTGCACAGGAAGAAAGCAGGAGCATGAGTGAAAACAATAAATGGTCCATTAAGAAGAAATTTGAACGCGGCGAAGGGATGATTAGCACCACACGCTTTTGCGGATATGACAAAAACGAATACGGGGATTTGGTAATAAACCAGAAGGAAGCGGAAATCGTCCGGCTGCTGTTTGACCTTTATCTGATGAATGTCGGGTGCAGCAGGCTCTCCGATTTGCTGAATTATCTTGGGGTTAAAACTGTGACAGGAGGCCAGTGGGAGAGCGGAACAATCGGCGGGATGCTTTCAAATGAAAAATACAAGGGAGATTTTCACTTGCAGAAATATTACACGCCGCCCACGCAGCGAAATGCAACACGGAAAAACCGGGGCGAGGTGCAGAGCTATTACATTTCTGAAAATCATGAGCCGATTGTTTCGCCGGAGCTTTGGGGACAGGTTCAGGAAATGAGAGAGTACAGGAAGAAAGTAAGAAACATCGGACAAGACGGAACTGGAAAATTTCAGAACCGTTATCCGTTAAGCGGAATGCTGATTTGCCCTTATTGCGGAAAAACACTTCGGCGCAGACAGGTTTATAAGAAAAAAATCCAATGGTTGTGCAGTACCTACATTGAAAAAGGAAAGAAAGCCTGCAGGGGCATCCGCATCGCTGATGCCGCTCTTGTGGGATTGAATATTACGGAACAGACAGTAGTTGAGTCCAGCTAATAAATGTCAATAGGTAAATGAAAAATATTTTTCTTCTAAAAAAGGGCAGACTTTCCCCTTGGTGAAAATATCATTTTTTAAAAAGATATTGATTCGTTGGATTTGCAGTGTTTTATGCAGCTATGTCGCATTTAGCAGCATTGTATTGTTTGATATGTTCCTGCGGAGTAATGATTTCAAAAGGCTTGTTATCTCTGAGCATTGCAAATATTATGTTGCATACCTTGTGTGAAACAGCACCCATTGCCACAAGCTTGGGTTTTGCTCCACATTTTTTGAGATAGTAATCCCGGAGTACTGGATTTTTAGCTTCACCTGTACGGGATACACTGATGCTTTGTAAAGTTAGTGTATGAACAACGCGCCTGGCTATGGCAGAGCCTCTTTTGGACATTTGGATTTTGGTACCTTCAAATTTGCCGGATTGTTTTACTGACGGATCAAGACCAAAGTAAGCAAAAAGTTGTTTTGGTTTTGAAAATGCAGAAAAATCACCAATCTCTCCCATGAGGGATATGGCAGATAAGAAACCGGCACCTTTGAATGTTTCGATCAAGTGAATCTGTTTCACAAAATCGGTATCTTCATTAGCATTTACGAGTTCGTGCATTGCTTCTAGAATGCTGCCGATTTCTTCATCATATTTGCGGATGAAGCTGATATAGAGCCGAATCCGCTTGATGTTGCTGTCAATGATGTAACCGAACTCATTTGCTTCATGAGCAGCCTGGATAATGGCATTATACTTGTTTTGAGCATATGTAAGCCCAAAACGGGCAGTTGACTTGATGATACCAATAATCTCTTGTTTGTCTGCTTCAATAAAAGCAGATGGAGAGGAATAAGTTTCCAATAAGGTAAGGGATGTATTAATTGTAACCTTGGAGAAAATGCCAAGATATTGTGGAAATGCCATGCGAAGTTCACCTTGGAGTTTGTTCACGTAAGCGCTGCGGTTATCCATTAAGTCATAGTATTCACGACATAGATTACGACAGTTCAAAGCAAGGTCAGAAGGCATGAGAGAAACCTTTAAATCAGGTTTCAAACCAACCAAAGCCGCTTTTTTAGAATCAAAACGGTCATTATGTACTTTTCGTATGTTGATATTTGTGCTATTCTTAGTGATGATAGGATTGATAACTGAGCAGTTAAAACCCTTATCACGAAGATAGCAGAAGAGTGGGTAATGATAAATTCCCGTGGATTCCAGGAAAATGCGACTTTCCAAAGAATACAGCTCTTCTGCTTCTTTTATTTTAGAAACAGCGGTTGTAAGGGAACTCATTTTGTTGTGTAGGATTTTATAAGGTTTTCCTACAAACTGTTGGTTTGGAAGTGCGATAGACATCCATGAGAAGTCAGCACCGACATCAATACCAACAGAGATGAATAGATCCTCAGGATTAAAAATAACTTTGTTTGGCATGGGTGAAAGCTCCTTTCTGATAGGAATCCATTTCCAATCTGGCAGGTACACAACCTAGCGTGTTATACGGGTATCGCCTTCCGGTTCCCAACCAGCTAAAACATAAAACCCTGTCGAATGGACTAATTGACTCACTTGTAGGTATAGGCTGATGAAAATCAGCTTCCCAAGGAGGTGAACATTCTTTATCCTATCCTAAGGGATAATACCTTATGTTTCATCTGGTGTCTATCAGGAACCGTCAGACATGATAATTATTTTTGGATAACATCTGATGAAGGAAGAACACCTTCTTCTGTTATCTGATTTATAGAAACTTATTAAACAAGTAGTCTTGATTGACTACACCATTATTATACTAGGAGGAGAAAAAATATGTCATCATCCCGGAAGAGGCGGAAGCAGTCCGCTGGATGTTCCAGATGTACATTGACGGGGTCCCCCTGCGGGAGATTGCGGGGAGCATGAACAGGGCGGGGATACGCACCACGCTCGGCAACGGCTTCCAGGAAGCCTCGGTGCGGCAGCTCATTTTCAACGAGGTCTATGCCGGGGACATCAGGCGGCAGAAATGCTATATGGCGGACCCGATCACAAAAACGAAAGTGAAGAACTGCGGGGAGCTGCCGCAGTATTACATGGCGGACTGCCATGAAGCCATCATTGACCGGGAAACTTACGCAAAGGTCCAGGCGGAGATGGAGCGGCGGGCGGGGCTTGTGAATCCCACCTACCTTTTTACGGGGAAAATAAAATGTGGCATCTGCGGGAACTGCTTTACACGGAAGAAAGGCACCCACAAAGGGAAGACTTACGTGCATTGGATATGCCGCTCCAAAAAGGAAACAGGCATGAGCTGCACAAGCGTGAATTTCAGCGAAGAAGAATTAAAGAGGATTTCGGCGCAGGCGCTTGGGATGCAGAAATTTGATGGGGCGGAGTTTGAAAAGGCAGTCCTGGGGATGGCTGTCCTGCCGAATGGGGACATCGAATTCCGGCTTGCCGGCGGGGAGGCGAAAGTCTGGAAGAACCTGCATCTGGACCCGCCAAGGCACATCGCCACAGCCACGGACTGCTTCCAGGGGAAGGTGAAATGCGCCGCCTGCGGGAATACATACCACCGGGTGAACAGCGCGGGAAAATGGGTGTACTGGTACTGCATCGGCAAGAAAAGGAAAAATGTGGAGTGCCATAACCCGAACTGCACCGATTACAAGCTGAGGCAGGTTTCCGCGCACATGATGGGGCTGGAGGAATTCAGCGAGGCGGAGTTTGAGGAGCGGATAGAGGAAATCACGGCATTCCCGGACGGGAGCCTGGAATTCCATTTCAAAGAAGGGAGGGCCAAGCGGTGGCAAAGAGCGTGATCACGATACCGGCAACGGTGAACAGGCACACGGCGGCGCCGATAGGCAGCTATAAAAAACGCAGGGTGGCCGCCTATGCCCGCGTATCCACCGACCATGAGGAGCAGCAGAGCAGCTACGAGGCGCAGGTGGACTATTACACGAACTACATCAACGGGCGCGAGGACTGGGAGTTTGTGTCCGTGTACGCGGACGAAGGGATAACCGGCTGCAACACGAAAAAGCGCGACGGATTCAACAAAATGGTGGAGGACGCGCTTTCCGGCGCCATCGACCTCATCATCACCAAGAGCGTCTCCCGCTTCGCAAGGAACACGGTGGACAGCCTCACGACCATCCGGAAGCTGAAGGAGAACAGGGTGGAGTGCTACTTCGAGAAAGAGAACATCTGGACGTTCGACGGCAAGGGCGAGATGCTGCTGACCATCATGTCCTCGCTGGCGCAGGAGGAGAGCAGGAGCATCTCGGAGAACTGCACCTGGGGGCAGAGGAAGCGGTTCGCGGACGGCAAAGTGACGGTGCCGTTCAAGCGGTTC